AAAATTTTGCGGAATTGTCAAGTAGTGGCTAGACTTTATAATTTAGGCACAACAGGATGTTATAATTCTAGATAAATAGGTAACAATACTACCAAAAGTTCTCTATTAGTGAACTTATTGCATAACTCTTTGATTTACAAATAGATATGGTTTTAACATAATTTTAACTAAAATAATTTAAAAAATTTATTGTTGGTATTGTAATCTTTTATATATTTGTGTAAACAAAACCAAAAAACTATGAAACCATTATTTCAAATTTACAAGGAAGGAGTTACCGACAGATGGATAACTATTTTAATTCCAATTGAGGCATATACTTTAGAGTTATATAAATTTAAATTGGAAAAATATCTTGCATTAGGATATCAAATTAAAATGATTAAATAAACCTTAAATTAAAACTATGAAACCAGTATTAGCTTATGAAAACAACTTTTACCCCTACAATGGGCAGTTTATTCCACAAGGAGGAGACAATGTATTCCTTGATTACGAAATTGATGGTAACAGGTTTTTCCTAGTGAAATTCCGCACCATTGACCTTGCAAACAATCAAATTATTATTTCAATCGTTAAAATCTAAACTATGCAAAAGTTACGATATATGAAAGATGTTGAGGCTTTATGTTGTATGTTAATTGTTGCATTACAACATACAAAACCTGAAATAAAAGAATTAATTATTAATGACTTACCTAAAAATAAAAAAATTAGCGATTTTGCTAAATATGAATTAATCAAATTTTTAAACCCAAATTTATGACCGAACAACAAAACAGGAACTTTCAAGCAATCGTTATTTTAATCGTTGCTTTTATTATGTGTGCTTATTTACAAAACTTATAAAATATGAAAAAAGAAAAACAAGAAGTAGTGTGTATCAGATTACCTGAATCAATCAAAAAGAAAGTGGATGCAGAGGCAAAGAAAATGTATCTAGCATCCAGCAAATTGGTATCAATTATTGTACAAAAATACTACGAACCTAAAAATTAAACTATGACACTCCATCAAAACCAAAGACAAAGACAACTATTGCAACGTGGCAACTGCCTATTAGAACTTATCACAAAGGCACAATTAAGAAGGGAATCCATTGAGAATGACTTAAGGCTTTACAGGTCTGCTGGTCCTTACGATAACATCCGTTTATTCTCTACTGAAAACGATTACCTTATTAAGATTGCAAGGATGCACGATATAGAGAAACGATTATTAAGAAGCTATAAATGGCTAGTAATTGACCTTTATATTATTGCAGAAGACTTTTTATTACCTGTTAACCTTTTAAGATTTTAAATATGACACCAAAAGAAAAAGCTAAGGAAATATTTGAAAAGTTTTACAATATCAAAGGTGGACACAATACTATGTTTTGGGATGATGCAATTATTTGTTCATTAATAGCAGTAGATGAATTGATTGTGCAGATTTATAATATTGACCATCAACATAGAGCAATATATAACCCTGAAACAGGATATTATTCTTATACGGATTCTAAAGAATTATTATTTTGGAAAGAAGTTAAACAAGAAATAGAAAAGTTATGAGTTACATAGATAAATCAAAGTACGATTATATGCGTATGAACACCATCCTAGAAATGGAGAATGAGATGTTAAGAAACCAAATTAGAAAACTAAAAATTGAATTAAATGAGTTATTGGACAATGCCCAGCTTCAAATCAAGACTGATGGCGAAAGAAAATCAAATGGAGAAGGGAATTAGTATTATGGAAACAGTAAGCGAGTATTACGATGTTTCGTTAAAAGCCATCAAAGGTAAAAATAGGTCAAGAAAAAACGTATTGGCAAGGCACGTGGCTATTTACTTAATGAGACAAAATACAAGACTTACGTGTAAACAAATAGGGGAAATATTAGGGGATAGAGACCATTCAACTGTACTTCACGGAGTAAAAATGGTAAATAACTATATTACCCACCCCTACGATGACACGATAAAAAAGGATGTTTTCAACCTAAATATCTTAATTTAATTTTGTTTATTCACAACTATTTTATATTTTTACACAAATAAACCATTAAACTATGCAAAACCAAGTATCAAAATTAGAGTTCAACAGGGAGCAGTTAGAACTAATTAAATCTCAAATTGCTCCTGAAGCCACACCTGATGAATTAAAATTGTTCTTGTATCAAGCGAAACGCACTGGGTTAGACCCATTGACAAGACAAATTTATTGCATCCATCGTTGGAGTAAAGGCGGTAAAAGAATGACTATCCAAACTTCTATTGATGGATTCCGTGTGATTGCGGAACGTTCCGGAACTTATGGAGGTCAATCCGAACCTATTTTTACTTACGACAAAGAAGGCAATGTTGAATCCTGTAAGATTTCGGTATTTAGATTTCACAATGATATTCGTTTTGAGGCATCCGTTGGGGTGGCTTATTTATCCGAGTATTGCCAATTTGATAAGGATGGCAAACCAATGGGGTTATGGGCAAAGCCACATATTATGTTGCAAAAGGTTGCAGAGGCTTTAGCACTTCGTAAAGCATACCCACAGGATTTAAGTGGAATATATACCAGTGAGGAAATGCAACAAGCGGATGAATCAGCCTATTTAAAGACACATCTTACGGAATTGGATGTAGAGTTAGCCGTTGACCTTTGCGTAACGAAAGCGGAACTTAAAACGCTATATTCTTACAATATGCAAATGGTTGACAATAGTCCTGAATTAAAAGAAATATTTAAAACCAAACAATCTACTTTATAATGGATAACAAATTATTTAAACTACAAGAAAACGTTACTTACTACGAATGGAAGTACAACACTTGCCATAAGTTTTGGAAAAAGGAATATTTTGATGAGATTAAAAAAGCCAAAGCAAAACTAAAGCAGTACAAAGCGAAATATTATCCTGAAATGTTAAAACCTTATTTATTAACCCAGCCAAAACCATTTACTAGATTGAATGATATGACTGAAAACTTTGAAAACTATGCTAATTAACACTTGCTGCGGATATGAAAGCGAAATATCCTACGACTTATGTCCTGAATGCCACGAGCATTGCGATTGGGAGGATTTAGATGAAGATGAGTTGGAACAGGATATAGAAACCGAAAACCAAATAGAAGAAGAACAAATTAATAAACATCAAAACAAATAAAAATGATAGTATTAAACATTAAAAAAGAAGACATCAAGTTTACTAAACACAAAAACGGCAATCACTACGCAACGATTGTAGTAGAGAAACGCAAAGAACTTGATAAGTTTGAAAATACCCACACAGTGTACAATGGACAAACCGCAACCCAAAGGGCGGAGAAAGCTAAAAAGGAATATTGCGGAAACGGAAAAGAATACGTGTGGTCGCCTGAAAATAAAAAGGAATTTGTACAAAACCAGCAAGAGCAAGAAGATTTAAATTTGCCATTCTAAAAACCAATAAACTATGACACAAAAACAACAGGTTGCCAACTACCTACAAAGTGGCAAAAGTTTAACTCCAATAGTTGCTTTAGGCAAGTTTGGAACATTGAGATTAGCTAGTATCATTTACCGACTAAAAGATGAAGGAATGAAGATTAAAACCGAAAGCATTAAAGTAGGCAAAGGAAGGGGTAAATTTGTAGCTAAATATTCAATAAAATAGCGTATATTTGTATTGATATATGCGACATATCATTAAGAACTTATTAGGGTGGAGGATGAACAGGAAGTCGCATTTCCTGTAAATCTGAAGCCCTTTTTTATTATGAAAAGTAATACTTACTATTTTAGCCACGATTACAATGCGGCTAATGACACCAAAATTCTATTTTTGAGGCATCAATTAGGAATGGAGGGTTATGGCATTTATTGGTATTTGATTGAACAATTAGCCAATGCTGGAGGCAAATTACCCCTTGAACTTATCCCTGTTTTAGCTATGCAAATGCACTGCACGGATGTCAAAGTCAATGGAGTTTTGATGAATTTTGGTTTATTTACTATTGAATCAGGCGAATTTTGGTCTGAAAGGTTAGCACAACATTTACAATTACGATTAAAATTAAGCGAAAGCGGTAAAACAGGTGCAATAAATAGGTGGGGTAATAGGGTGGCTATTGGGGAGGGTAATGCAAAAGAAAGGAAAGTAAAGGAAAGTAAAGAAAAGGAAACTAAAATAAAGGAAAGTAAAATAAACTTAAGTATATATAATATTGATTTTGAGGAGTGGTGGTTTAAGTACGATAAAAAAACAGGCAAAGAAAAGTCATTAATCAAATGGAATCTTTTGAATAAACAAGAAAAGGATTTAGCTTTAAGCGTGGTTGAACAATACGTTGATTCCACACCTGATAAAAAATTCCGCAAAGACCCAGCAACATATTTACACAATAAATCTTTTAACGATGAAATCATTACACGAAATCTTACCAGCAGTTACAAACCAAATGTCAGTGAGCGTAACTTCAACAACCTTATCAACCTTAAATACATTGACCCCAACGGAGAATAAAGTTTATGAGGCATTACAAACTATGCACATAGGCAAATGTTCTAAAATTGAGGTAGCTGAACATTTAAAAACTTGTATTCAATTAAGTGGTGCAGTTCCGCCTACAAACCCTGAATTTCAGTTTTTAGTTGATTTTGTTATAAAAAATTATGGAATATTTAAACTAAAAGAATTGGGTGCAGCATTTGAACTTTATGTTTTAGGCAAATTAGATGTAGAACGAAACTATGGGTCATTCAGTCCTAAATTCTTTGGAGATGTTATGGCAGAATATAAAAAAATAGCCGTACAGGTTAGGCAAAAAGTAGAACCAAAAGTGGAAACAACAGTATCAAAATATATTATTGATGAAGAACAAGCCATCAAGGATGAGATTGAATGGTGGAAAAAATCTAAACGCAAAGATTTCCAGCTTATAAACCACACAATATTTGATTATTTATGGAAACGTAAACTAATAAAACTAACCAAAGAAGAAGCTGAAGAAATAAAATCAAAGGTTAGGATTGCAATATTAGGACAAGCAACAAAACCCAAAGAAGTATTAATTAGTGATGATGCAATGAAAACATTGGCTAAAAAATATTCTTTGATGTTATATTTTAACTCATTAAATAAATAACCTATGAAGGAAATATTTTTAATAATGATAGAATTTACTAGGCTTATTTTCGGTGCATTAATAGGCTTATTCCTATTGGGAACATTAGGTTTAATAGCAATAGTTTTAATACTTATAAAAAAATTCAAATGAAAGTAACTGAATTTGATAATGTTAAAGAAAGAGATATTTGTGCAGTTCAATATAAATACGGAAGAAATATAAGAGTAGAAATAGGACATTTTCTAAATTATAATCACCATACAAATACATTGTATTTAACAAAGCCACAAACATTAATTGGAATTCCTTATAAAAATATACTTAAATTTCATAAATATACATTACAAGAATTAAGAAACTTATGAAGGGACACGAGAACTCTCAACCAGTGAAAATGATTTATCTAGACACAAAAGAGGAAATAGTATTTAAATCAGTAGCCTACGCAAGAAGAATAACAGGCATAGTAGAATACCAAATCAAACAAGCATTAAACCCAATGAATAAAAAGCGGTTTACCTATCAGGAACGGCAAATTACGTTTCGTATCGTAAAATGATATAGTTTTGCATTATGGCATTACAATCAATACCTAGATTAACGGCTAAAGCACAACAAGTGTTCAACAAATGGATAAGACATAGGGATTCTGAAAATGGGTATTTTACTTGTATTAGTTGTCAAAAAACATTAACAACGGATTTAATGGATTGCGGACACTATGTACCACAAAAAAATAGTTCATATTTAAGATTTAATGAATATAATTGTTCAGGGGAATGCAAGAAATGTAACGGATTTGATGAGTTCCATTTAATTGGATATAGAAGAAACTTAATTCAAAAAGTAGGTCAAGAAATGGTTGATTGGTTAGAATCAAATCAAAGAACGATAAAAAAATGGAATAGGAGTGAGTTACTGGAAATTATTGAAAAATACAAAATAGATGGCTAAATTAAACCCAAGTGGAAAAGTCTCCTTTGGTAGCAGAAAAAAAGGAAAGGCAAAGAAATCCTACAACAAACACACACCCAAACCAAAACCAAGCAGGGGGCAAGGAAAATGAGAGATACTTACGCAAAACGAGAATATGTATGCAAATGTGGTAGATTAACCGAAGACTATGTTTGGCAGTCTTTATTAGAATTTTATAAAGTGAATTGTTTTAAATGTGGTAAGTCGCTTGGGTTAAAAGATTTAAAAACAAAAGAAGTACCGCAAACTGCATCAATACGAACACCAACAAAAAACCGATGAGAATAACCGACATAAAACCCAACCCAAACAATCCTAGAATAATTAAGGATGACAAGTTTAAAAAGCTGGTTAAGTCAATACAGGATTTCCCACAAATGCTTGAGTTGAGACCGATTGTAATAGATGAAAACAATATGGTACTTGGTGGTAATATGCGTTTAAAAGCCTGTCAAGAAGCAGGACTTACCGATGTGCCTGTAAAACAAGCAAAAGATTTAACCGAAGAACAAAAGAAGGAATTTATTGTCAAAGACAACGTGGGTTATGGCGAATGGGACTGGGATGACCTTGCAAATAATTGGAATACCGAAGATTTAATTGAATGGGGTTTAGATATACCAAACTTTGAAGTAAACAATTTAGAAGCCGAAGAAGATGACTTTGCAGTACCTGATGGCGGAATTGAAACGGATATAGTATTAGGGGATTTATTTGAAATAGGAGAGCATAGGTTGCTTTGTGGAGATAGTACCGATAGCGACCAAGTGGCAAAGCTAATGAATGGACAAAAAGCTAATTTATCATTTACAAGTCCACCATACAATGCAGGGAAAAGTGAGGCATTGAGTGGTAATACACATACGATAGATAATAAATACAATGAATACAACGATAATCAAACAAAAGATAATTATTTAGATTTATTAACAGGATTTACAAATAATGCAATATTAAATAGTGATTATTTAATTTGTAATATTCAAAGTTTAGCTGGTAACAAAATAGCTTTAATAGAATATTTATACCAATATAAAGACAATTTTATTGATGTTGCAATTTGGGATAAAGGACACGGAGCACCTGCAATGGCTGAAAATGTAATGACATCCACTTGGGAATATATGTTCTTCATATCTTCAAAAGATAAAGCTTCCAGAGCAATACCAAATGCAAAATTTAGGGGAACTGTTCCAAACATATATAGAGGAAAACCAAATAGAAATAATGAATTTTCAAGTGTTCACGCTGCAACATTTCCAATTGATTTACCTGAATGGGCATTACAATTCACAAAAGAAAGAGATATTATATTAGACCAATTTTGTGGAACAGGAACAACAATGGTTGCTTCATATCAACTTAAACGCAAATGCTATGGTATGGAACTAGACCCAAAGTACTGCCAAGTTATTATAGATAGAATGCGTAAACTAGACCCAACCTTGATAATCAAGAAGAACGGAGTACCTTTGTAATTCAGTGAAAAATCAAAGAAATGGCAAACGAACAAAATCTTAAACCATATCCTAAAGGAGTAAGTGGAAATCCAGCAGGAAAACCTAAAGGAGTACAACATAGTAAAACGAGGCTTTTACGTTTATTGGAACTTGTAACCAAAGTACGCAACCCTGTTACAGGCGAAGAAGAAGAATTTACCATCGCAGAGCAATTGGATATGCAGATAATTGCCAAAGCAAGAAAAGGAGACCTTAAAGCCTATGAGATACTACTTGACCGATTAGAAGGCAAACCAAAACAAACAACCGACATAACCGCAGACATAAAAGGGAATGTGCAAATAAATATTGAACCTGATGCAGATTGTCAACCAATTAAAGATTAAAGCCACTCCTGTATTTTACGCAAATAAAAAAGCATACGAACAAGGTTATCCTGTAATATGTAATGAAGGTGGCAGTCGTAGTTCAAAATCTTACTCAATAGTTCAACTGCTTATCACGATAGCTTTAAGCACCCCAAAGATTAGAATTTCTTTAGTTTCTCATTCCCTTCCGCACGTTAAACGTGGCATTTACCGAGACTTCAAAAGCATAATGGAGCAATGGAATATTTGGGATGAAAATGATTTCAAATACACCGATTTTATTTACACCTTTAAAAATGGTTCTTACATTGAACTTTTTGGACTAGAAGACCCTGACAAAGCCAAAGGACCAGCAAGGGATATTTTATTTATAAACGAGGCGAATCTTATCTCAAAGGCATTATATGACCAGTTAATTATAAGAACAACAGGACAGGTTTTCCTTGACTGGAATCCTGCCGACTTCGTTTCTTGGGTGTATGAAATAGCCGATGAACCACAAAACAAACGCATACATTCAACCTATCTTAACAACATATCCAACCTATCAGACACACAAATAAAAAACATTGAACAGTACAAAGACCTTCCTGATGACTTTATGTGGAAAGTTTACGGACTAGGCGAAAGAGGTGCAGCCAAAGAACTTATTTACACTCAATGGAAACAATATAGCGAAACACCTAACGGAGATACATTCTACGGACTTGACTTTGGTTACGTACATCCAGCAGCACTCATAAAGGTTACTCACTACGAAGGGCAAAACTATTTTGAGGAAATCATTTATCAAAGCGGTTTAACATTATCCGACCTATCACGACTAATAAAAGAAAAACTACCTGAACGTGCCACCATTTACGCAGATGCAGCCGAACCAAAAAGTATTGAGGAATTATACCGACAAGGATTTAACATTAAACCAGCACAAAAAGATGTTTGGGCAGGTATTATGCAAATGAAGTCTTATCCTATAAACATTCATTACCATAGTCAAAACCTAAAAAGAGAAATACAATCCTACAAATGGAAGAAGGATAAAAACGACAACATCATTGAAGAACCTGTCAAAGCAAATGATGATGCTTTGGATGCTTCACGTTATGCCGTATTCACGCATTTATCCAAACCAAAATTTGCAGTAAGTGTATTTTAACTAAATTTCTTTAACTTTGTTTAAATTCTAATAATATGGGTTTATTTGACTTCTTCAGTAAAAAGAAGATTAACACTCTATTACCTAATATTCCTTTTGATACAAGTGTTGCTATTCAACGAGGTATTGTTACTTGGCAAGGTGGAGATTCAAGAGCATTTGTAAGAGATGGATATATAGCTAATGATATTGTTTACTCAATTGTAAAACTTATAACTGATAAAGCAAAACTTGCTCCATTCCACGTTTATAAGGTAAAAGATGAAATGTCTGCTAAAAGATATAAGTCTTTGATGAAACAACCTGATAAAATTACCAATTGGCAAGAGGTAAAAGATTTACATAAGAAAGCATTTGAGATTTACACAGGAGACCAAAGATTAAACGACCTATTAAAATATCCTAATGGAGAAGATACTTGGGCAGATTTAATTGAACAATGGTGTGGATTTAAGTTAATTACAGGTAATTCATTCATATATGGAAAACTTATTGAAACTGGAAACAATCAAGGTAAGCCGTTTGAATTATTTGCTTTACCTGCTCAGTATATGGCTATTATTGCAAATATCGAAGTGTTCCCACCAACAAGAGTGGGATATCAATTATACTATGGAGCAATGTGGTCATTTGACCCAAGAGAAATATTGCACGATAAATACTTTAACCCTGAATGGACAGTTACAGGTGGTCAATTATACGGACAAAGTCCTTTACTTGCAGCTGCAAGAACTTTAACAAGAAGTAACGAAGCTAAGACTGCTGCCGTTGCATCATTCCAAAATGGTGGACCTGCTGGAGTTTTATTTATGAACGATGAAAGGTTTGACCCTATAAGCGGACAACAACAAGCACAAGCATTAAAGACTGCGGTTAGCCAAAAAGGTGGTGCAGCTAATTTTAATTCAATTGCCGTATCAGGTTATAAGGTAGATTGGAAACAAATCGGTTTATCTCCTGTTGAACTTAATATCATTGAATCAGAAAAGTGGGATATGAAGGCACTTTGTAACATTTACGGAGTACCTAGTCAATTGTTAAACGATGCTGATAACAAGACATACAACAACCAATTAGAAGGAGAAAAGGCATTGACATTACGTTGTGCTATTCCTTTGTTAGATTCATTAACTGAAAATCTTAATAGGAAATTACACACCGATTGGGGATATAGAAATAGTGGATTGTATGTTGGATATGATATTCAAGTTTATCAAGAATTAGAGGCTAATAAAACCGAACAGGTAACTTGGCTAGAAAAAGCGTGGTGGATTCCACCTTCTCAAAAGAATGAGATTATGGGTATTAAAACTCCTGATTATATTCCTACTGAGGAAATGGAGAAACTTTACATCCCTTCATCATTGCAACCAACTGACCAATTTCAACCTTTGAATATTCCTGATAACTTAAATCCATAAAATGATTTGGCAAGATTATAGAAAACTATATGCCAACGCATTAAAAACCTATTCGCCCAAGTTCAAAAAGGAACTGCAAAAGCAAGTAGATACATATTGCCGTACCCAAAACTACAATGCCATTAGCGACAAAGCCTTAAAGAAGACAATTCAGAATCTCCGCGTTGCTATGGGGGTAAAGATGGCACAAATAACAAATAAAGCCGTTAAAAGGTCTGTAAAGGGCATTTACGAGCCATTTGAGACCAAATCAGCACAAACTGACCTATTTGCTTACGTTATCCTTCAGTATTTAGAAAATCAAGGTTTAAGCCAATTAGCCTACGACATAACTGAAACTACCAAAGAACAAATAAGAAGATTCTTAATTCAAGCAAGTGAAAAGAATTACACTTTGCCTGAAACAATTGCTCTTTTGAGGGTTAGCGGAATAACTGATTATCGTGCTGAACTTATCGCAAGAACGGAAACAGGAAGGGCAGCAAACATAGGTTCAATGGTTGGAACGGCATCCACAGGATTGGTTACATTAAAAGAATGGATTGCAGCAAAAGATAACCGAACAAGGAGGATTCCAAGAGACCAATTTGACCATTTAAATATGGATGGCATTAAGATTCCATTTGATGCTAAGTTCAAATTACAAAACAAAAAAGGTGGTTTTGATTTAATGTTACATCCTTGCGATTCAAGTGGAAGTGCTGGAGATGTTTGCAATTGCCGTTGCACTTTAGGATATGAGGCACAAAGAGATTCAAAAGGCAAACTAATGACACTACAAAATAACCCACCACAAGGTGATGCTGGATTCATTTGGAACTTACTTACAAACTTCGCTTTGATGGAAGTTACCAATTTAGTGAGAGATACTTTAGCAGATTAAAAAAAAATTATAACTTTGTTAATATGAAAACATACACAAATAAAGACATCGTTGTTGAAAAACAAGATATTGGTTATGAAGTAATGGATGTTGATACCGAACAACG